AAAGTCCCCGCGTGACCTCGCGAAATAGAAGCGGGTTTTTGATGTGCCCAAACCCGTTTCCGTGATACTAACGGTTGAGTTCTGACTTGTAAATATAGCAGCCCCAAGCAAGCTTGCCGCCGCGCTGCTGTCTGTGTCGCTGCCGTGTATTTCTATTGATCTAAAGTCGGCATCGTTTGGCGTTCTGAAGTTCACCGTGATCTCATCAACGCCGCCCGCTGCGGTGCCGTTTGTTGGGATGTCGATTGTGATGGACACAACCGGCGTGACGCCTGTAATCTCCACAAAGTCCGAATTGCCATTGCTGCCAATTGCCCGCACACGGATTTCGTAAGTCTGTCCTGGCGTGCCGGTCATAAACCCGAACACTTTGCTTGACCCATCGCGCACGGCTTCATCAATAAATCCGCCGCTTTCATAGTCCCCGCCTGTTTCGCGAAATTGCCATTCGTATGTAGTGACGGTTGACGTTGACGGATCGAACGCGAACCGGACGCGCGGGATGATCGTGCTGCCCGTGTCTAGGTTTACCGCGTCGCCTGTCGTGACCGAAATCGCGCCGGGGTCAGCCGTGCTTGAACGTTCGTCATCATAAGGCGCGTTGAAAACAACCTCCTCATCAGTCGCAGGCGTCCAGTCATAGATTGTTGGATCGTGCTTAACCAGAGACGCGGGCAACCTCATGGCAACCTCGCCGCTTTCGCCAATTGGATCAAGGCCGGGGTTGATGTTTTCAACTTCATAGATGCCATCTAGCGCGTCATATGGGGCAGGTAGCGCAATGGTAGCTGTTGCTCCGCCCACAAGATTGAACGCCTCTGGGGGCAAGGTGCCTCCCTCGATGCGCTCTTGCCTGCGAAGTCTTAGGCCCGTGATCTTGCGCACCCGCATTGCCTGTGTCGGGCTTCCACAAAACGGCAGGCTCATGGTTTTAACTGACGGCACGCCACCATCAGCCGCAAGTGCGCCCGGAATAGGCCACGGCAACAGTTCTGCGGTTTCATAGTCGCGGGCGCTGGAAATGTAAGTTACTCGCAGCTCATTAACCAGATCCGAACCCGGCAACATATCGGGAAACTGGAAGCCGTCGCCCAAAAGGTAGGTCAGCGTTTCAGTTGGCGCGCGATAAGCGCCGCTTGCATATCCCAGCTTGCCACCGACGCGGATAAAGTCAGCCGCGCCGCTTATCATCATGGGGTTAAGCTGGTCCTCTATCTCGCCTTCAGTCCAAACAACAGTTCCCGCGCAAGTATAGCGCGCCTCACTGCCGCCTGAGTTTAAAGCAACTGCGACATCGCAATCGTTTGGGCCGTCCTCGTCAAATGAGTCGTGCACTTGCGCCTCAAGATATGGGCGGATTGGGTTTTGTCTTAAAGCGTCCCTTGCGCAAAGCGCATGATTTTCCGACCATTCCCAAGTGTCTGGATCGTCAGGATCGTGTGACGCCTCGCGCGGATCATATAAAAGCGACCACTGGCCCTCGACTTCTACGAGTGGTGGCGTGGACGGCCAGCGTTTATTGCGGTCTCCAGATGAACCCGCATCTAGCTTCATCCAGATTATCGTCCGCCCCCTCCAGGCGTCTGTTGTTTTCCACAAGTCCTCCCTGACGCCAGCCTCGTAAGCGGCATCTGTCGTGAATGCTGTTGGTGGTGCCGTGTGATCGCCACGGCTAATCCAGACAGTGCAATGGTTCACGAAAGGGCTTTCAATTGCCGTGGCTCCCGCCCCGCTTAGGTCAAAAGCGTCGCCGGTCAAAGTCACTTCGCGCTTGTCTAGGTATAGCGTAAAGCTGGACAGGTCGGACGGTCTAGAGTTAAGTATCCAAGCGCCCCATAGATTGCGGCCTTTTACTGGCGTTCCTACTGGGGTTCCAGTTGCGCGCGTGTCGCCATATACAAAGCGATAAGAAGGCGCGGTACTTGGCTGTGACAGCTTGGCCGATATATCTTGAGCCGACGCCTGCTTGTCGCCAAATATGGCCGAGATTGCCACGTTGATTAGGGCTGATACACCAAACTGAATAAGAGCAGATGACACTGAAGCTCCGATGCCAATGGCACCCAAACCCGCCGTAATGCCCGCAGCGATGCTTGCACCCACCGCCGAAATGCTTGCAATGACGGGGGCTAAAAACGGCATGACCAAGCCCCTAAAATATTAGCCCGATTAATACTCATTCCAGTCTCCGACTTGCTGGCGTATTCGCCGCGATTGATGCAGATTGATAATGCCGACCCTAACGGATCAGCGCTCACAATTAAAGCCAAATCACCGGGTCGAGGGTCGTCGGTCTCTGGCATGTCAAAAGTATTCCGGCACCATTCGAGATATCCACCCGCCCGGTTGAGTATCCGCGCGGCCCCTATTGCCGTCGTGTAGCTTGCCCCGCATTGCGCAAGAGGATCAAGGCCGTGCAGCGCCTTAAACGCCTCACAAGCCGCTGTGCAGTCGCTACGCAGTCCCCATGCGAAAGGCGTGCGCAAGTGCCACAGCGCCGCGTTAAAGGCTGCCTGTGGCGTTACTCTGGCCATGACTTGGGGTTGAATTTGTTGCGGCTTGCATTCTGGACGTGCCGCCCCGCCGTATCGCCGGGAAACTTGAATATCTGGTCCTCATATCCATGAGTGATTGCAGCCGACGACCGCGCGGACGGGCCAACGCCAACGCCTAAAACCATATCATTTGCAAAGCCGCCGTCCGCGCGCGATAGCATGCCCGTGCGACTGTCAAAATATCCTGTGAATAGTTGGTTTGGCTCTTGACTCAACACGTTGCCGCCCGCCGTTGTCGTGGTGGCAAACCAAACTGTTATGGTCTTGCCACGAATAATTTTGCCGCGCTCCGCAAGCATATCCTCCACAGTTGCAGCGACCCGAACGCTTGCGCCTGACGTTGCCAGCCCGCCCGCTTCCTGTGGCGCTTGGAATTGTACCAGCTTGCCCGCACCCGCCCATGTGTGCCCGCCCCAAGACAGATCACCAACGCCGGTGTGAATGCGGATCGTTTCGCCCGGCCAGTCTGCATAGGTCAGCAATACGGGGTAAAAATGCCCGCCAAGGTCTGTGATAAGGCCCGCCGTTGCGCCGCGAGTTAATGCCATGGGTTCACCTCCACAAAGCCGCCCGCGTATTCATCGGCAAACACCTCGCGAAAGTCCCATTGAAAGCCAAACGCAGCGTTAACGCCCTGCACCGCCCTTGGCACGCCCTGCGCTTCAAATACGATGTTTTCCCCGTGGCCAATGCTGACAAGCCCAGTCAACGTGAACGCTGTTGCCTTGTCCGTGCGGATAGTCGCCACGCCTGACGCGTCTGAAGTTTCCGTCCTCATCACATAGGCGGTTTCTGTTGTGGCCCCGTCGGTCACGCTGATAAGTTCGGACGGGCGCGCGATGATCTGCGAAGGCGGCAAGCCTGAAACTGTCAGCCCGTAATAGCCGCCTTCAGTCAACGGCGATCCAGACAACGCATAAGCGCCATCGCCCCACACCATGCTTGTCCCGTTGTCCGTCCAAAGCATATCCGTGCCGCTGTCCGTCCAAGTCATGATTGTGTTGCGCAAGTCCTGCCCCGCGCGTGACAGGTGCCATAGAGACGAAAGACAAACGACGCGCGTAAGGTTTGGCGATCCGGCCCACTGTTTATTCAACATCCGAACATAGCCCGCGCCGTCTAAGTTGGTGCCGATCCCCGACACGTTAGCTGTTGCCACGCGACGGGGCCGCAGTGCCGATGATGTGCGTGCGCGGCCTTCGATTAGTCCGACCGATCTTGATTGCGGGATAACGTCCGCCAATTCCCAGCCCGTAAGCTGAAAGGGTGGCCACGCAATTACGTCTACGGTCATGGTGACCACCCCGCTTTGCTGTTTCTAAATGACGCCTTGGATTGCGACACGGCGCTGGCTGTAAGGCCGCTTTCCGCTTGCTGAATACCTTGCGCAACCATTTCTCGGATCTCCGTATTGCCACGCGCGCCACTTACGTTGATGTTATAAACCGGCGCTGCGGATTGTCCTTTGGTGTGGTCGATAACTGTTTCGTTAGGGTGTAGCATTGCGGGAAACCCGCCCTTGCCGTCCATGCCACCGGAACGTGGCCCGCTGCCCGTGCTGCCACCGCCGTCAAAGGAAAACAAGCTGCTAACCAATCCGCCAAGCAACCCGCCGCCACCGCCGCCTTGCGGTGCAAACTGGCCTGTCCCAAATAGCGCGTATTCCAGACCCGCCCGAATGATGCTGTCACGCAATGCGTCAAAAGCATTTTCACCACCCATAGCCGCGTCAAGAATGCTGTTTTTGAAGTCAGCAATGAACGGCTGTTGGTTTTGCATTTCTACGCCTAGCTGCGCAATATGCTTATTGTATTCTATTTGCGTTAAAACTTCCGCATCTAAAAGGCGGCCAGCTTGCTCTATAGCTTTGTTGTATTCGTCCATAGGCGTCATAAGGCCGAGCAGAATTCGTTTACCCTCAGCATCTAGTGCGTTTTTTTCCGCTTGTGCGTCGCGTGCCGCTTGGGATGCCCCGCCGCCACCGCCGGATGAAATACCGTCCACCGCGCTTGATGCGCCTGTAATATTTATTTTAACTCCGGTTGATTCGTCGGCTAAGTCCGCCATAATTTTTGTAAGTCGCTCACTTCTTGCGGCTGATTCTGCCGCTGCCGCGTCAAATCGTGGATCACGAGGGTCAAAGATAACAGGCTGGGCCGCCTGAGATGCCGCGCCCAATAGCCCCATCATTTGCATCGCCGCGTGCAGTGATATGCTTAACCTTTCGGCAAGTGCCTGAGCGCCCGCAACAGCGCTGGAAAAATTGATGTCGCCCGCAGATGCCGCAAGACGGTCAGATAAACTAACCCCGCTCACAACTTCACCGTTAAATGATATCATCCCATTTTCGGCGTCCATCAAAGCAGCCTCAATAGATTTAATGTTTGCCTGAGATTGTTCTTGCGCAGCCACCTGCTCGTCTGAAAGAAAGTCCATTTCTGAAAGCGCGGCGTTGATGCTTGTTTGCTGGCCCAAAAGATCAATTAAACCTGACTCTAAATCACGAACAAGGCTCACTTGATCGGTGTTAAATGCCTCACCAAATTCATCCATGTATTGGATTTCTTCGCCTGTCAGTCTGTTCCGCGCGTCTGTAAGTGCAGACTGAGCGTTGGCGATGTCGATCAAAACGCTATCGGCCCCAAGTTCCTGCCGCGCCATTGCCTCGTTCTGGCTTTGCATAGCGGCGACATCTTCAAGCCGCGCCCGTGCGCTTTCAAGGTTCACCCGTGCGCTTTCAACAGTCATAACGTTGCCGCTGCTTAGGCGTGTTGCCAGAAGCGCGGATTGCGTAATCTGATCCCCCATTGCAATTGTGGAGTTGTCGATTGCCATTTCAGTTGCATCCATTGCTGATTCAAGATTATTCGCTTCTTGCGAAATGCCAAAAAACGCAAGCGCCATTTCTTTTGCCCTTGAAAACCCATCAACCAGCGCCGTCACACCACGCGAAACCGCAGTGATCGCCTGCACAACACCCCGCAAAATGGCGGTCAAACCAGCATCGCCCAAGGCAATAACCAAGCCCTGCACCGATGACAAAAGGCCGTCAATATCGCCGCCAAGATTGTCGCGGATCTGTGCCGCCATATCTGACGCCGCGCCGTCTACGTTGCGCAGTTCGTCGCCAAATTCACCAAGCCGCGCTGCGCCTTCAACCAATACAAGCGCTCCCGATGCGGCCTCGCGTCCGAAGATTTCCATTGCGTCGGCTGTGGATAGGCCCGCCGCGCCCAGCTTGCCCATAATTTCAGTGAGGGAATTTGTGGCCGGATCAACGTCGGCAATCGTCAGGCCAAGACCGCGCAAAGCATCTTCAGCTTGGGACGTAGGCCCAGCCAATGAAGCCAAGACGCCGCGCAATGCCGTACCTGCGCGCTCGCCTTGAATACCCGCGTCTGACATAAGGCCAATGGCTGCAGCTGTGTCCGCGAGGCTTATATCAAGCGCCTTGGCAATGGGCGCGACCGTAGACATAGCCTGCCCAAGCTGGCTCACGGATGTGTTTGCCCGCGATGATGCCGCCGCGAGAATGTCCGTTACATCCGCCGCGTCCGCCGCTTCAATCCCAAAGCCGGACATAATATTTGATGCCGTGTCTGCTGCTTCTGCCAAGCCCAAGCCAGCCGCCGTCGCAAGGTCCAAGACGGCCGGAATAGACGCCATCGCCTCAGACGCGTCAAAGCCAGCCATTGCCAAGAATGTCAGGCCGTCCGCTGCTTGGCCAGCACTAAATTCTGTGCTTGACCCAAGGTCTTTGGCCACGTCGCGCATTGCCTCAAGTTCTGCTGTTGTCGCGCCTGAAATTGCGCCCATGCGAGCAACGCTGGTTTCAAACTCACGAATAACACGGATGCCCGCGCCAATGCCAACCAATGCGCCAACGGCTGCCGTTGCTGCGATTGTAAGCGCGCGCATACCTTTAGTGGCGACGCCGCCCGATGCCGCGCCAAGGCGACCCATGCCGCCCGTTGCCCCGTCAGTGGCTTGCTCAGTCCGCTTGCCTGCGCGTGTCGTATCGTTTAGGGCGCGCTCGCCTTTCTTAAGCCCACGGGTATCAACGCCTAAAACAAGGTTTGCAAAATCAGCCATATAAATAATCCTTGGTGTTTAGGTCTTAGGCGTTCGATCAGCGGGGGCTTTTGAAAACGGGCTTTTGCCTTCGTTTAGGCCAGCCGCAAATGCGTCGCTCATTTCGCGCAGTAAAACGGCTTCCCATGGTTCGATGTGGTCCATGGTTAAGGATGCGTAGGCCGCGACGTCAGCCCAATCCAAGGCGTAGAAACCACCCATCGGCGCAGACTTAACCGGCCCCGCTTCCATCAACAAATCTAGCATGTAACCGCCCGCGCGAACCTTAACAAAGGGCGCGGGCGTTTTGGTAGCTTCGTGCCGCATCAAGCGGCTTTCCTTTGGGCGGTCTGACTTGTCTTTGTATTCAATGACAGCGTTTAGCCAGCCGAGTTGATGCGCGGCAAGGATTAACCGCTTTTTGCGTTTCCCAAGCGGTTAGCCTGCTTGGCTGCAAACTTATTGCACTGCATGGAAAAAGGGTTGTTCTTCATTTCAAAAACAGGCTCGCCGTCTTTGTTTAAAACAGGCTCTCCGTCCTTTTCTTTCACGCCCATCACTGGAAACGAAAGGTTAAGAAACCACATGGCATCCTCTGCTGTGGCTGGCTTGTCGCCGTTGTTGACGTTTTCAAAGCCAACGATAAACCGCGCCGCCGCTTCGCAAAGCGTGTTGTGCGTATCTTCCATCACGCGGGCCTCGTCTTTATCGTCACCCTTGGCCTTCTTAGACATCATGGCCGCTTTTTGTGTCGCGCGCATAGCCGCCTGCATGGAAGCCGACGCAGTGCCGCGCAGGATAACCCGGCACGGCTTGTCACCATCCATCATAGGCTCGCCGGTCCATTCATCCATGATCTGCATAGGCGTTCCGGCTTCGGCTTTCGCACGGCTGTCAAATTTGTTAAAGTCCATTGGTTATTCTTTCGTGGTTCTGGTTCAAAGTGGGGTGACGGGCGAACCAGACCTCGTCACCCCTTCCGCCTAAGCGGATTTAGGAAGGCTCAACATCAACCACTGTGGCGGCGTTCTGCTTGAACGCAATTGTCGCGCCTTCGTGACTGTCAACTGAGGATGGATTGTCTACCAAGTCGTGCAGGTATCCCGTCGCGTATTGGACGGGATCGCCTGCTACAAGGGCAGGCCCATCAACGCCAACAGCTCCGGAACCGCGTGCGATCTTGAGCGTGTACGTGCCAGGCCGTGCATTGGCCGCTACGATTGCCGTAGCAACACCGGGGTCTGACCCGTCGCCATGATACATGAATGACGTCTCCTTGCCGCTCGCTTGGGCTTTTTCCGTCTTGGTAAACCCTGTGGCAAGGTCAACGACATCTTGGCCAGCGTGATCAACGCCAAACACGGGGCCAACTTCAATGCCTTTAAGCTGCACAAAGGTCAAAGCTTCCATGCCCGTCTTGTTGTTTGTTGCGGGTGCGCCAGCGACGCCCCACACTGTAATTCCGATATTAACAGCCATTAGCTTGGTATCCTTTCAAGCGATTGAACCCCTCGCAGGGGTATTATGTGACGCGAAACCAGCCGATTTTCAGCCACGCTTCCACGTCTGTTTCGAGGGGCGTCGCGCTTGCTCCTGCTTTGTTCGTGAGGTTTGCCCACTTGGGCTTGTCCGTCATTTTTTCATCAATGCGAACGGGTTTTTTCTTTGTCATGCTATGCTCCGATAACTAATCCAAATTGGGGTTTCCCAACGCTGGCCTTCTTGGCGGCCCTGACGAACGCTGTGCGACATGATGGCCACCTTGGTAGCGTTTGCCGTGAACCGCGCGCCGCTAAGAAAGTAGGCCGCAATGTCGCCCGCCTTGCGCCTGCTGACAATTTCGTAAACGTCAAGCGGTGACACAAGCGTGATAATGAGAAATCCTTGGCGGTCCATTGTTTGATCTGAAAGGCCAAGCTGGTTGTTGTCGTTTGGCAATTGCTGAATTGTGACGTGTTCGCCCGCTGGCTTGTCACCGCCCTTTTGCGACCAGACCGCAGGATAGGAAAGCGCGGCAATCATAACCGATGCCTGCGCGCTTAGGGCTTGCAATATGTTGCTGTCTACATTGCTCATTGCACGCTCAATTCTATGCCGATTTTTTTGACAACCAGCTGAAACTCTTGGACCGTAAGCGCGACCATTCCGGCAGGGGCTTGCTGGGAATAGCCTTCCTCAAGACGCCGCGCATAGGGCAGGTTGTTTGCCAGATAGATGATGTTGCCTGCCGTTACGCCCGCAAGTCGCGCCGCCGCTGCGCTAATCGTCGCAACCCCTGTCGCGTCGTCAAGTTCTAGCGTGCCGTTTGGCACAGAACCGATGCCTACCTGCCAGTTGCCACGAAACCGCCCCGTGTCTACAGGGCTTTTAAGAATCACCCGTGTGAATATTTCCAACGCAACCTTGCGCGCGGCCATATCCATCTTGCGCTCAGTCTTGACTTGGAACGCGCGTAGCTGATCCTCAAAACTACCCACGACACACCATGTCATAAAGCGCCGTTTCGCCGCCCGATGCCACGCGGCCAAGAATGGCAATCGTTAGAGTTCCACGGTCGCAGATTATCAGGTCGTCAAGTGTCACTTCGATTGTGGCGGGTTCAACGATAACTTGGAAGTCTCCCGCTTGAATGTTTGTGCCATCGATCCGGCGCTCTGCAACCTCAAAAACTGCCATGCGCGCCGATACCGCAGCGGGTTGCGTGCCAGCCGTGCCGCCTGTTGGATCTGTTGGACCGCCGCCGCTTGCTGTTGGGGTCGGCTGTTGAATGGTTCCGGTCTGGACCGCGTCCGGCTGCTTGGCCGCTAGTTTGTCAAACGCTCCTGTGACGCGGCTTGCAATAGTTGCCATTAGCCGCGCACCATAGAAGCCACGCCGACACCGCCCTTGATATAGCCGCGCAACAAACCCTCAACCGCGACAATGCGGGGGGTTCCTGTTGGCAATGTTTCTGCGTCCAACGTGATAGGGCCGATTTTAATCATGTCGTTTGTCACGCTGGTTTCAATGGTCGCGAAAGGATCAAGCCCGCCCTGCAAGATGTAAGCCACCTCGAATTGTGCGTAGATGATATTAAGCGGCACAGTATCGGGATTGATTGGCCAATCGTCTACAAGGTCATTGACCAAGCGCGGCCATGATAAGCCCTGATATTGGTATTGCTGCATCCCGATGAATTTATATTTTCGGTCAAGATAGATTGCCGACTTGCGCAAATTGATTTCGTTTGCCGCCTCTGTTGCCGCAAGCGTAAAGCCCATGCCAAGCGCGTAGGCTTCATAGGCGACAAGCGTGCCATAGCTGTCCGCAGCAACGTCGCCGATTGTGGTATCAAGTGCCATGCGGTTCTCCTAATCTTGGTGAAGGGGCGAACCTAAGCCCGCCCCTCTGTAAACTTAGCCGAGCAATGTGGCGACAAATTCAGGCTTCCAGACCTTCACACCGTAAAACGTGGTGATGTCCAGCATGGATTTGCCGTAACCCTTATACAGAGCCATTTCAAACACCAGACCAGAGAACGGATCTTGAACCGTCATCCGGTCGGATGCCAGATCGCCGCCCTGTGGCATTGCAGGGGGACGGACAACCAATTCAGCAGCAGCGCGGTGGAATGCGATGTTTGCCGTGTGGGTGGCCACGATAGTCACCGCAGCATCGTCCGCAATGATCTCGCGCAATCCGGGCTTTTGGATCGTGAACGTGCCAGATGCGCCACTCAAGCCCGTTTCGACAACGTACTGGTTGGCGGTGTCACCCGCAAAGGTAACAATGTCACCCGCAAGAATGCCGGTTGCGCCAGCGGTCGCGCCGTTAAACACAATGGCGGTTGCGCCAACAGCCAACGCGCCATTGACAGTAACGCCTGTTGCGGTGCCTTTGACGTGCGCGGCAATGCCGTTGCTTTCTTTCAGCATCAAGCCCTGAAGGTTAAGCAATTCGCCGCGACGCAACAACGATTCGTCGCCGCTTTCGTTCACCTTTTGCAACTGTGCGAGATTGCGCAGCTTTGTACCTGCGGCTGTGTTCATCGCAATAGTGGCCTGACCATCAAGCGGCATTGTGTTGTCCACAAGGATTTGGCGGATTTCTGCAATGGTGTCGAAGTTAGACGCAAATGGCGTGGTGCCAGCCGTACCAATCGCGCGGGATGCGCCAAGGGACAGCGTCAAAGCGGCATAGGCTTCGATCTTGTTGGTCATACCGCGCATGGCTTGTGCGATCTGGTCGCCATAAACCGTCTCATAACCAACGCCGTTATTCAGCTTGCGAATATCCTCGCCAGTGTAAGGGATTTTGACGTTGGCAACCTTGTCGATTGTGGCGGTCTTGTTATCGACCGTCTGGTCGTCACCCTCTGGCACGGTCATAGACGGGGTGTAAGCCTCGTTAACCGTGGTCGCCCGGGTGAAAGACGAGCGGACAACGCCACCGAATGCGGCGCGCTCGGTGCCTGCGTTGATTGTCATTGAAGGAATGACGCCTACAAGTTCACGACCGACAATGTCAGCCGCCTTGTAGATGTCTGCTGCGAGGTCGTCAAATACGTTTGCCATTTTTTAGGCTCCTAGATATGGGGGCTAACCTTTGATGGTGCCGCCTGATTTAAAGTGTTCCATGCGTTCGGACTGCGACATTGCGTCGTGAGCCTCACGCGTGATTGTCGGTTTATCAGGCGTCCCGCCTTGTGATCCGGCTGGCTTCCCGCCGCCGCCCTTGCCAGCATCCCGAACCGCGTATGATTTGGATGTAGCAAGTTCCTTCGCCAGATCGGCTAAGGTCGCACCGTGATCAGAACCTGATCCGATCATCGGTTTTCCGTCTGAGGTCATCACCTTAACAGTGCCGTCCTCGTGGAACTGTAGGCGGCCCATTGCGCTGGAAGCGATGTCATCAATGGCGTCAGGAATAAATCCGGCCTTTGCCAACTCTGCCTTCATGTCGCTAGATGCGCCGCGTTGCATCATTTTGCTGATCCGGTCGTTTGCGCCAGTTAGCTTGCCTTCGTAATCGTTTTTCATGGCGTCAAGCTTGGCCTGTGCGTCGTCGCTTGTCTTGCCCGTACCCTTGGCCTTTTCGGTAAGGTCGGCGATGGTTGCCGCGATTTCGTCAGGCGTGCCATACTTTGAATATGCCGCTGCGTTGCCGCGCTCTTTCGATAGGGCGGTTTTTAAGCCAGATACGTCCTCTGGTGCAGCGAGTGCGCCAAGGTCAAGGTGTCCGTCAGCCACAAGGGGTTGCATCCATGTTGGCAGTGTCGTTGCGTCTGTTACTTCGATTTTCATTGGTTCAGCTTCCCGCTTGTTTACGCGCAGGCATCCCGCCAACGCAAAAAGCCCCGCCTAAGCAGGGTTGTTTGGTTCGTGTTGTTTGTTTGATCGGGCTTATTTAGCCACGTTATCCCGATTGCAGCCTAAGCCTGTCGTGCGGTCCAAGGGAGCTACCCAAGTATCTCTTTAAACTTTATTTTCCGCCCATTTAGAGCGCATAGGTATTCAAGGCAAGAAATACACTACTTTGACGCGGGGCGCAAGGGGGTTGTTAGGCATCAAATGCGGCACTGGAACCTGCAAAAACCCTAAATGCGACTGCGTAAACGTCAGGTTCAATCAACAATTTATCTTTGCCACTATATTCTTTCATGAAGGTTTCGGCAAGATCAATGGCTTTTGCTGGTTTCGACTTGTTCACTTCTTTGATAATTTGGTCAAACGTCATATTGCTGCATCCTTTTCCCTGAAAATTTCTAGCAATTTGGGGTGTATTCTGTAATGCTCCGAGTCAGGCAACCTGTTGTATATGGTGAAACATTCGGCTACATATTCAATTGGCAGCGTGTTTCCATAAGACGAAACAAGATAGCCCCAACCTGTTTCAGTCGGCCTTACCTCCGTCAAGAAGTTGTCGATTTCAACCTTTGCCACGTTGTCATGAAACAGGTGGCCGTATTCGTGCGTGATTGTGGCCCTTGATTGGTCTACGCCATCGAAACCAACTGGTATCGAGTGCCTGTACTCAGAATCCGGCATGGACTTGACGCGCGCCGCAAGGTCAGGCCCTAAGTCCCCAATTTCTTCTAAGCCCTGCGTCCTTGCTGCCAAGTGCTTTACCTGAGTGTTTTTCGCTATCTCGTACATCAATTCGTTCCTCCTGCCAAAATCGTCAGGTAAATGAAGCACTGTAAACGAGTCACCATTCTTGCGGGTTGCGGTCACTATTGCGCCGCCGACACCCGGCGGCATCCGCAAATCGCGAATAACCTTTGTTGCGTTTCCTGTAAAATCAACTTCCGGCGTCCCAAATCGCTCCTTCATTTCAAGGGCCTGCATTGGCACAGCCCGAACAGATGCGGGTTCTCCCTTAATCTCACTCCGCCTTGAAATGCCCCTATCAACCATCATTCGGTTTGAGGCCGCTGCGCTTTTAGGTGCTGCAATAGTGTCAAACGTAAATGTGGGCTTAACACGAGTAACGGGCGCTACCATCCGCGCCTGCAATTCCATCAACGTCAACGGCCGCCCGTTAGCATCCATCAAATCCCTGAACGATATATCCCCATCGCGCCATAGCTTCGCACGACCTACGCCAAGGTTTGCGTCCTGATCGGCAACCGACCGCCGCGATAGCCAGCCCTCGAAAGAGGTGTCTTGCGGTATCTGCCCGTCCAAGCTGGCCCGCGTGGTTTCTGGCACCTCGTCAATGTCTAGGCCCAATTCGCGGAATGACTTCAGCACGGGCGTTGATGTTGACCGGCAATTCGAAACTGCGATTCCGTTGGCAATGTAAGAGGCGTCAGTTTTCACTTCCAAATCATAAACATTGCCGCTATAAGTATGCAACCCCAATGAAAGGACCACGTCATGCCCAAACTGAACCCCGCCCTTGCAGACATCATAAACCGGAGGCATATCGCAGACGGGTTTTCCCTGCGACGCATTGAGCGAGAGGAAGGATTGAGCAACGGCATTCTTTCTAGCTACGCCAAAAGGCACGGCTTGACTGTCCGCAACAAAACTGACCAAGCCAGACTTGATCACGATAGCGGAAAAATCGTTAACCCTTCCGGCGCTGAACATTGGGGATTTGGACAAACCAAAGAAACCCACGCCAAATATGCCGAAGCGTCTGCTCGCATGACCACGAACAACCCTACAAAGGTTCCTGAAGCTGTTGCCAAGGCTCTTGCAACAAAGCGCGCCAATGGCTTCGGAGACACCATGCGCGCGCGCCTTGGTGGTATCCCCCTCACTCACGATCATAGATACAAGGTGGCCAAGGGAATCGCGCCCTACTTCAGAGAGAACATGACTAACAGAGAGCATATGATGTCTGAAGCTTTGATCTCTATTGATAGCAAGTGGGTCGCCCAATATCATTTTGATTGCGCGGTTCTCGACTTCGCCCGCCCAGATATTAGATGCGCATTCGAACCCGATGTCGGGGGCCACAAGCTTGAGCGCTCGCTTGGCCGCGACGCCGCCCTCGTCCGTCAGGGCTGGACCATATTCAGGTTTCGCTGCGACAAGGTCGCAAGCCCTGATTATTTCCTTCATGCAATAAGCATCGCTGCGCAGATCATCCCCGACCTTCAAGGCCCCCGCGAATTTCCAGTCGCCCGAAAATATGGGGTGGTCATCCGTTGCCCTGAGAACCCCGCCGGACTTCGTGTTTATCACCCTGACGACGCCGCCCTTAAGGGGCTTGCATTTCGTATCGGTGACGGGCTTCCACCTGCCAAGGTGCGTTAAAACAAGGTCGCCAACTTTGACAAACTCAATCGGGACAAGGCCTGCCTTTGTCCTGATTAGCGTACCCTCAACCAAAGCGCCCCAATGTAGATTCCCCGGGCCGCCACCCCATGGCAGCGTATGATCAATCGGCTCATGCGCACCAACCGTATATGTCAGCCCGTCGCGCGCGCCGCATTCCTCAGTTGTGCGCAGATCAATCGTGCTTACCCACTGTTCTGCCTTTACGATGTCGTCATTAGCATCATAGACCGCTTGCCGCGATGCCTGCGAAACCGCTTGCGTTGCCGATCGAACAAGGCTGTCAGCATGGTGGCGCGTGATGTCCATAAAGCCCTTGACCACCGCGCCGTTCTGCTTTCCGCCACGGATACGCCGGATAAGCTGCCCGTTCGTCTCACCCTGCGCAATACCAAGCCGCATGTTGTCTGTGAACCGCGTGAGAGTGTCGCCAGCTTGCCGTGATAGCCAGTCTGACACCGGAGCGCCCTGCACTAGCAGATCGCCCGTAATGGCTACTAGCTGCCCGCGTGTTAGCTCTGACGTGATAAGCTGTACGCCTGCACCGTTGTTAATTGCAGATACCGCAAACCGCGCTTCCATATCCGCAATCTCGCGCAACTCATTTGCCAGCCGCTTGCCTTCGCTGCGATAAGACGCGGTGATCGTGCCTTTGACCTGCGCCAGTAGCTTTTCTAGCCGTGTCGCGCGCCGTGATATGCTGCCAATGCCCGTTGGATCAATCCGCGCAAGCTGTGCAACAATATCGCCTTGAAGTTCCGTGAGGAATTTATTGACATCACGCGCTTGCCCCGCCGCCAGCCTTTGCAGGTCCAGCGCGCGGGTTTGCATCGCGTCAAGGATTTTATCGTTTGCGGATGTCATTTCTTTGGCTTTGGCTTGCGCTTGACTGTTGGCTTTTTAGGGTATCTCATAGGGTTTCTATCCTTTCATTGATCGGCAAAACTTCAAAGTTGCCATTGGTAATTGAAAAGCAAAAAGCATATGGCCCAAAATTCCGCGAGGGTTAATGTAGTTGTAACTTGTCTCAAAGAACCACAAGACGCCTGCATCTGACTCGTTGCTAATATAACGTTTCATAAGGTTTCCTTTATTGTTATCCATTCGATGTGGCAAGCGCGTTATCAACAGCACTTGGCCCCGTAAGATCCAGCCCGTCACCCTGCAAGTCAGGCATTTCCTCGCTGATTGCGTCCATGTCGGTTTCCGTATCCAGATCAGGGCGCAGGAACCCGCGGCGCTTGCGTTCCTCATAATACGCTTCTTTTGACAGCAGGCCAAGGGAAACGTCAGTCTGCATGACTTGCACTTCCTGCGCGGTTAGCGCCGTAATGCCAAAGTCTTTGTTGACCTCGACCGTGATTGATTCCTCTGGCAAGCCCGCATAGAACGCCATCCATGCCAACGCTTGTTCAAGCGCGTCCTTGAGGTTATCCGCCATCATAGACAGCGTGGATGTCTCTTTGACCGCATCAAGCGCCGCGCCTGTTGCTGTCTCGTTGCTTTCGACCAATAGTTGCAAGCCGAGCGCCTGCATTTGAAATTCAAGGTCTTTCAGATCAGTGCGCCCAGCGCCAATCGCCTGTCCTGAATGCTCGACCCACGACAGCTTGGCATCGGCATCGCGTGACGTGACAGCTTGGCTTGCGCTGATAACTAGCGGTTCATCGTCACCGCGACCGGACGCAAACAGGATCGGAACGCGCGCAAAGTGCAGAATGTTGCGCTGGTCAGACTGCGATTGCCAGTGCGCAATGTTCACATCGGCCAAGTCTTCCAATACAGGCTCGCCCACAAAGAAGCCCGTGCGCTGCGCATAGAATGGAATGACTGTGATTTCTTCCGCGTTGGTCAGGTATTCGTCGTGGATCAGCCACTTGTCTTTGTCGTTCTTGCGGTAGATCCGCACCGACACAACGCCCTCGAACCGCGTCAATACGCGCACTTGGTCAATCTTGATCTGCGTAAACTCGTCTTTCGGATCGTCCTCGGTCACGCTTTCCATAATCCGCAGCATAGACAGCGCCAAGACGTTGTTGAACATTTCCGTCTTGAACCCAAGGATGTTTTCAACGGTTAAATGCACCATATAGGGACGCAGGCCAAGCGTTGTCGCCTGCTGGCGGGTTGTCTCACCTTCGCGCCGTGGTGCATCGACCATGATAAAGCTAATGCCAGGCACAAAGCCATCCTTGAACACATCAGACGCAAAGGCGCTGAGGTCTTGCCCCTGCATGTTGATGTCGTCGGCAAATTCCTTTAGGCGTTCTGGCCCTTCGGTAATCTCAATGGGCTTGGCAAACACGCGGCCCGTCATGTCTTTGACCGTCTTGCGCATCCCGTTAAACAGCCATGAGGACGCCAAACGTGCCTTGTAGTCCTCATCAAGTTCGGCCTTGAATTTGGGCAGGTATGTTTTGCCCGCGAGGCGCATGGCATCAGATCCACCCATTAGGGCACGGCCTTTTTCGGATGCTTCAACCATTTTGGCCATCACAGCCGAGCGTTTGTTGACTGTGTCAGACATTTATTTTCCTTAGAATGGCAAAGCGCTTGAGGTCATTGTGCTTCGATCAATAGGCCAGACGCGGTGGACCATATAGCCGATTGCGGTCGTGATGTGTTGTGTGTCGTTTTTCTGGTCTTCCTGAAACGTGCTGCCCTTTTGAAGCTGCACTGTAGCCAAGCCTTTGTTGCAGTATGGCGCGGTGACGGGATTAACGAAAAGACGCCTTTCGCCCGCCGCGTTGCATATCCTTGCCCGCACCGCGTTTTGCCTGTCTTTAATCGCGGGCGCGGCTCTGGAAACCTTGCGCGAGTAGGTCCAGCCGTTTGTTTTTAGAACGTCTTCAATGTCGGTATAGTCAGACGCATGGCCGTGCTTTTCGCCAGCGCGTCCAGCCGGATCGCCGTAGACATCGACGTGCTTATTCTTGTGGTCCTTGTATCGCTCTACAAATTCCGTAGCGGATTGCCGCGATACGGCGCTGGTCAAAACAATCTCATCCAGCAGGTAAAGCGCGTCATTGCGCACAACACCGATTGCAGATGATAGCGGGGTGTAGTTTTGGTCATGCATCCATGCTATGCGCTCATGCGGCTGGATTGTCTCGCTTGTTTTGTTGCCCTGCCCGTAATCCTCATAAATCCGGCCCGTTGCCGTCTCGAAACTTGCCTCGAACTCCTGCTTAAATTGCATTGGCGACATTACGCGCCGGGCAGATTCAATCACGTCCTCCGGTAGAATGTCCGACGATTTCCAGTGATACGCCGCCCAGTCAGGATCTCCACTGTTTAGGGCATATTGATACATGTCATAATAGTGGTTTAGGCCATCTGGCACACCGATAAGCCAGCACCATGCGCGATAGTCGGGGCGCAACGGTGACACGGTATTCAATGCGGGCAGAATGTTAGACTGCCACGCGCTTTCCTTCACGTCCGCGATTTCATCAATGACGCCGCCCGTCCACGGTATGCCCTCAATCCGCTGCGGCTTGTCTAGGCCGATCATGTGGATTTCTGACCCGTTGGGCATGAATATCTTTAAATCGCTCTCACTGGGCCGCTTTGTGTGCGCTGCGCTGAACGTCATTGCCTTCATGTCATCCCAGAAGATCTTCTTGACCTGATCGCGCGTCGGCGCTGCACAGAAATACAATTCGCCCGCGTTCTTCATGGCTTGCTTGGCAACGTATCGCTTGGCCCGTTCTGTCTTGCCGGATCGCCTGCCTGCTGGCACAACTTTGAACCGCACAACCTCGTCGCGAAGCCTTACTTGCTCGGGAATGTCTATCAGATCATACCAGCGTGACGCTTGCCGATCAATTTGAAGCGTCATCCGTTTAGCTTGTCTGCTACTTCGCGCAAGGCTTCGGCAACAGCTTCAGCGCCGTTTAGCCCCGCATCCTTTTCGTTAAACATGCCAAGATGCTTGCCAAGCAATTCCGCGCCCTTGAACACGCCCATTGCGTTGAACGTGTAGGCAGGGGCAAGATCGCCCGACGGTGTTTCGACCAAGACAGCCTCTCCACGTCGATCGAGAACGGCCTCTGCTTGCTTGCATCGTTCCATTGCTGAAAAGATGCTGCTTAGGACATAATCTTGCGTTATATCCGTGCGTTCTGACCTGTCGGCCTGCGCCTCTGCGATATAAGCAGCAACCTTATCATTTCCCAACAGACGATTGCCCTGCTGCTCTGCTGATCGTTCGCTATATCCGGCGCGAATTGCTGCCTGCGTTGCGTTAAGGTCGATCAGGTATTCGTCTGCGAACCGCTGCTGCTTTGGCGTGATTGTCATAGGCTTCCCGCCTTTCGTTATCGTTTAGGCATCCCGCCAAAATAAAAAAGCGCCTAGCCCTTTGGCTAAACGCAATTCTTCACCGCCATAAATACCACGTTTGCGGCGTTAGTCAAGCGCCTAAACAATCAAGCGCGTTGCGTAGCGCTGGCAGGTCGTATGGCACGCCGTCCGCTGGCTTGTCGCACTCGTCCTGTAGAAATGCCACCTTCACGCGCCCGATCTTGTCTCTCAGCGCGTAGTAGGTTTTATACACCGCAGGGTTGCCGTCTGATGGATCAAAGCCCCCCGATGATATGGCCAAGCAGGATTTGCTTTCAGCTATGCCGATTTCTTCTTTGTAAGCATGGTAGACTTCTGAGAACATGCGCGCGTTCTGCGCTTGCTCTTGCGATAGTTTCCGCTCTACCAACAGCCGTCCGATCATGTCACAGGCTATGTCAACGTATGCGCCGCCTGCCTTGGTGTCTGGGGTTGTCCAGTGTCCCCTTGCTAGGCGTTCCCGTGTTGGTTCTGTCGTTGGCTTAAGATGCTGGGGAATGACGCTAGGCAAGGGCTGCGCGTCTATGATCTGCGCGCGCTTGTTGCGTCTGGCTTGGGATTTGCTGGTCATGCTGCGTCCTCCAAAACATCACTGCTTTCCCATTTGCAGTGGTGGCACTTCCACCAGACAAGGCCGTGATCCTGCCAAACATTCATGCACCGTTCGCCGCGTTTTTTGCGGTAGTCGCTGCATTGTGGGCATGTTGTGCGGTGGTGCCCTGTTGCGGGTGGTGTTATGCCGTTGCGTGCGAGGACGTTGTTCATTTCGCCACCTCATAGTGCCAGATCGGTGTGAGTTTCGCGTCTGGGTTTCGGTTTTCGCCGCGCGGCAAGATGCGCCTGCGTTGCACGGTGCCCTGCTTCAAAAGATGGTTAAGGGTGGATCGCAGATTATATTGATCCTCGCCCGTTTCTTGGATGATAAAATGCACGCTTACTGTGCCGTATTTTTGGACGATCTTAAGTGCAAGTTCACGACGTTGGTGGTCTGTGGTCGGATGGGATTTCATGCCCGCAATCATCAGGCGCTCCATCGCGCGGGCGGTTTCTGGGCTGTAGCCTTTCGGGTCGCGGAATGTGTGGGTCGGGATGTTCATTCGCCCGCCTCCGATATCAAGGCGCGAAGGACAGCGATCAACCATGCGCGGGCGGGGATGTTATTGTCAGACCTGCCAAATTTTGAATTAACAACGCCGTAGTTACAGACCTCAATTTCTTCGTCATGGTGGCGGGTCCACCTCCACCCTGGAAGCACCGCCTCATGCAGCTCCTTAGCCGCATCAAGGGATCCGTTGTAGGCATTTAAGGACATAAGCACATGCCGCGCGCTATCAAAGCTGCCGGCCGTATCTTCGATAGACATAGCGCCCCCCGCCTTGACTTTCACCAGCAGGTTTTCGAGTTGTTCTTTACGGTTGTTCATTCGCTCGCCCTCGCTGCGTCGATCATGGATTTTTGGTATCCAAGCGCGATCATGTATTCGGCAAGGTGTCCCTCGATGAACAGGCGCCGGCAGTAGGCTATTTGTGCGGCTTGGGTTTCGGTGCGATGTTGCATGTGTGATCTCCTGTCACGATCCCATTGTGTGTAGCGCGGCGATCCGTGG